CTATTTTCCCTCCCCCGGCGTTCTGCCAACGAACAAACCAATCTCCTCAGCTTCAGCAAGTTCCACCTCGGCCCAAATCTTGGCGCAGTCCAGCAGCTCGAGCATTTCGCCGAACTCTTCGCTGCACACCTGGCCTTCAGTCAGCGCCGCCCTTGCCAGATCGATCAGCCTCTGCCGGTGCTGCTCCGGCTCAGCCAGGAACGACCCGCGATCATCAATGCACCGATTCCAGTCGGCCAGTGGATCAAGCCCGGTCATCAACGATCCCCCTGCACCACCATGACTGCCAGTAGAAGGCGTCACCGACCTGCTCAATACCAGTCAGGTTCATTCCGTTGGTTGCCATGCTGGTGATCGTGACATCGATGAGCGGCGGTATCACATCAGGCAGATGAGGCGATGATTTGTACAGGAAGGCGCTGATCGCGATACGGCCCAGCGCCTCGATCTTGTACTCGGCAATCTGGATATCACCACGGACCGGCTCAATCCGGTGAAGCTCCTTGCGGTCGATGGCGATGCCCAGGTGTCGCCGCCTGAGGATGAGATAGTGCATTTTCTACTACCGATTAACTGTATATCCAGCCAGTAGAATCGATACAGGGTTTGCCGGGCAATACTGTATGAGCAGGTTTTCGACAGGTGGCGGCAACCTAAACCTTGCGGATTCCGAACTGCGCAACCTTCACGATGGAGTTCTGCGCCACGCCAGCGGACAGGTACAGGCCCATGCGCGAGGTAATCACCGTCTCTGTCAGATCGACAGTGCCGCGCTGGGTTTCCAACTGCCCAACGAAGCTGGCGGGTAGCGTGAACGGTTCCTGGTACTTGTCCATCGACCGGTAGTAAATGGTGGTGGACGCGCCGCTGACGGGTTTGGTGAATGTCAGCTCAGCCTCCCAGCCCAGGATGCCGCGCGACGATCCGGCGATCTCCACGGCCGAGACCATCTCGATGACATCACCGGCTGCCAAGTTTGTCGTGGTGACGTTGGCCGTGGGCTGTACATAAATGTAACCGCCCGCCGCCGCCAGGGTTCCGCCCAGCTCGATGCACTGCGCCTCGCCATAGGCGGCCTGCTCCTTGTACCACCGCGTGGTGATGCCAGTCAGACCAGAGCCCACTGCCTTGTAGCTGTCCGCCAGCACAGACCCAGCCACAGCGTTCACGCCAGCCGGGAGAGTGCCGCCAGTGCCCGCCATCAGCGGGTTGGCGTTGAGGCAGCCGTAGGGCCGAATGGCCGAGTAGATATCGCCAGCGTCCGTGGGCAGAGGGATGCCGGGGAATTCGAAGTTGGCATTGATGATCGGCACCACGCGCGAACTGATGAAGTCGGCGCCAATGATATTGGGGTGCAGGCCTTCAACCGTCATCGCTTCGATGAAACCGTCCCAAATGTTCACGACAGGCACGAACTGGCTGACGTAGCTGATCACCCAGTCTTTGTAGGCGATCGCATCCGCCAGCGCCTGACCGGTCAGCGCCTTGCTACCGAAGCGCGGTGTGCCGGTGCCGACGATCAGGTACTTGCCCGGCGTGTTGAGGAACGCGGTCACGATCTTCATCACGTTGGCTTTCGTGTCGGCCAGGCTCATACCTGCAGTGGTGCTGTCGTTGGTGCGCGACAGCAGCATCCACAGGTCAGCGGTGGATGAAGCGATGCAGGCTGGCAGTCTGGCCAGGAACTGCCCGGTGTGGTCGCCGACCTTGCCCTGGTTGTCGAGGTAGCTCGGGAAAAGACCGGTGCGCGCTGCGATCATAGCCGCGTAGCCGTAGGCCTCGGTGCCGAACGCAGTTGCCGCGATGGTGTGGCAGTTGCCGGAGAAGCTGTCACCGAGCAGTCCCAGTCCTCGGCGGATCGGCTGGCGGCGCGCGGCTGGATTGACCAAGAGGCTCATCGCGTCACCTCAAAGTAAGCGCCTGCGGTCGGGGTGATCCGGGTATAGGAGCTTCCCAGCTCCATAAGATACCCACCGTCCTTGGCGAGCGTATCGGTAACCACCCAGTTATCGCCGGCCTTTTTCTCGACCGTCACCGTGCCGCCGTTCGCTTTGACGATCAGCATCGTCCGCCCCATGTCTCTTTGAATCAGCTGCGTCGTGGCCATTTTGTTGTTCCGTTACTCAGAGGTAATCAGGGAGTTGTACGAGCGCTCGCACGCCAGCCCGGCTATTCGGGACTTGTCATAAGCTTTTGCCAGCTCTCCCGCTCGCGCGTCAGCCCGGCCGAGCAGTTCGGAGAGCACCATAGCGGCGCGGGAGGCTGCCTTGCCTCGTTCGGCAGCGCCGGTATCGCCGGGGGCGCAACTGGCGGTGGCAGCAAGCTTTCCGGCTTCGACGCGCAGCCGGTTGCCAGCAGCGTCAGCGACAGCAGCATCAGTAAGCGCAGCGGTCTGTTCTTGTCTTGCATCATTTGCCACCTGGTTGGCCGCTTTCTGGCGGCGCTGCTCTTCGGTTCGGTACTCGGTGGTCGTGCTGGCCACCGCTTCGGACTGGGTGCTGACTTCCTCGGCCCACTTCGCCTTCCAGGCCAGATCTGTAACGGTCACGCCGTGCAGGTATGCCCCGTACAACGCACCGGCCAGCGCCAGCAGGATCAGCAGCAGGCCAACTGCCTTCCACGGCAGGGCCTTCACGCCAGCACCTCAAGCGCTCGGGCGTACAGCGCCTGCCGATCAGCCAGGCCATTCGTGCCGCCGTTGATCCGCTTGGTGATGGTCAGGAAGTCACCCTTATCGGCCAGCGCATTAAGCGCGGCCCGGTGCCAGAACCACGCCGCCGACATCGCGGCGTGCTGCGCCAGCTCGAGCAATTCGGGATGGTTGATCAGATCCAGGCCCAGCGCTTCGGCGCACTCGGCATAGTTTGCCCGCCCGGTGATCTGGATCAGGCCGCGCCCGCGGTATTTGGAGCCATCGCCCGGCACGGTGTTGCCAAGGTCCTTGCGGCCCTCGTACCCCAACTGCTGCGTAGTCGGCCCCCAAATCTCGCGGACGTAACGCAGCTGACCGGACTCATGGCCGACCTGGGCGATGAACGCCGCGATGCGCAGCGGGGTCACGATCTGGTACTTGCTCATCGCTGTGTTGAGGACGGGTGCAAAAACGCCGGCTCTCTGGCCGGCGTTCGGGAGGATCTGCAGCAGCTGCTGTGCCGTGATGGACATTGGGTTTTCTCCAGGCGAAAAAAAACCCGCACTTAGCGGGTCGGGATAATTCGTTTGACTACAGGTTTTCAATGGCCTCGTATTGCCGGCGAATCTCGGCGAGTTTCTCGGATGTGATGTCTAGGCCATAACCCTTCATGATAGGTAGCGCGATTTTATGGATGCCTTTAAACGCAAATACTCCATCAGCCCCTTCGGCCATGCTCCATCCGGCCATTTCCAGACTCTCACCATCCGCTGTAACAATCCTTAAGCCGCAAGCCATTTCCGGAGTCTCCTTTTCATAGTGACCAAATATAATCGCGCTCTGTTAAGAGGAAATATTATCAGCCTCAGCTTGCTAAATCATCGGAAGTCTGCGCGACTTCCGGCTCAGCAGATGCCTTGGCTGTGACGGTTACTTTGGCGCTGTAGTCCTTGAGCAACTGAGCGGTGAACACCTGGGCGGTGGGGAACTGGTTCAGAATCTCGCGCGCACGGCTGTCAGCCTCGGCCTCGGTCGCGTATCGAGTATTGTTGGCCATGTCGAAACCGTTGCTGCTATTGACTGCGATGAAAGGCATGGTGAATCTCCGCATTGGATTAAGGGTTGTAAAAAGTTAGGCCTGCATCTTGGCGAACAGCGCCGGAAGATAAAAGGCAAAAGGGTTACTGGAGCCAGTTGTCAATGCATAAAGCTTGCGTGCAGAGAAATCCCACATACAGCTGAGCACCCGCCCTGGCGTGTTTGCAGCCACCATGTTCATAGAGAAGCTGTTGATCATGATGTATTCATTTTCTGGAAAGTCGAAAGGAACTGAATAGAAGTTCGTAGAGCCAATCGTAAGCTGCTGATTGAACTCATAAGTCCAGTTTTGAAACGATCTTGTGAACTGGGCGCATGGCACGCCTGTATCAAATATCAGTCCTCCCTGGGCGTTGAAAAGTCGCATCCCGAATTTGGCAACAGGTGTCGACTTGAACACGCCAGCAAACCAACGTCCGTTAGGCTGTAAAAACTCCGTGCTTCGAGTTCGAATCTGAAAGCCTGTCCAGTTTCCCGGAGAGCCGTAAATGATCACTGATGAGATTACAGCCCGCCCAGATGCCGAAGTATTTGGACGGGCAAAAATCAAAGGTGGCTCTTGTGTCGTGATGGCTGCCGGGAACGTGACGATGGACGTAAGTCCGTTTTCAGCGTTAGGTGAGTAGGTGCCGGACGCAGCAACAGCAAGCCTTGCGAACTCGCTGTCCAGTGTCACGACGTTGCTGTCATTCACAAATCGAAGACCGAAGCTCATGCAAACCTCACGACAAGAAGGCGCATGCTTGTAGCGCTTGACACCACCTTGCCAGCCGGAAACCCACGGTTGTAGTTATAGACTCGCACCACTCCATTAATCATCTCTGTCTCATACTGAGTTGTGATGTCATTAAATGAGCCAATCGGTATCAGACAGGCTGTGCAGTTATTGACGTTACCATCCGCCGCCCACTGCTTGTAGCCTGAACCGCTAAACGTGCCGTCGGCTGTCCAGCCTGAGTTATCTACTACTGTGGTAAACACAACGCGCATCGTAAATGATTTCTCATTTATCTGCAGGGCACCATCGGCACCGAATGTTCTAAGTCCGAATGCCATTATCCTAGATTCCCAAGCTGAACGCGAAGCACGTTATTTTCGTCGTAGATGTAAACCCCATTACCGTTAATGAGGACCCTGCCCGCTCCTGGTATCGTGCTGTTAATCTCGAAAACTCCATCTTTCTTGAGAAGCCAGCCCGCACGTTGAGGCTGATAGTTACTGGAAAATATCTGATCTCCGATCTTGGCATTATCAATCGATCCGTTTTTGATAAACGCTTCGTTAATGAAAACCTGCCCGCCAGTAACAGCGAAAGGCGAAAACACTGTCCCGTTATTCGGGTTAGCGTTCAAAATCGCAAACGAGTCAGCGCTCACTACAAATCTTGACTGAGTAGTCCCGGAAGAGTTGTCGAGACCCAGCCCAAAGCCTGATGCGTACTGAATTCCGTTTGCCGTAACTCCCAGTTTGACGGTGTAGGAACCTGACACTTTCCCATCGACGGATGCAGCGGTGTTGATCGCCTGCTGCGCATAAGCATTGGCGTTACCCGCCGTCGCTTGCACATCGTCAACGCGTCTAGAAAGAGCGCCAGTCTCATTCGCCCTGGTGCTCGACTCGCTCTGAAGGGCAGCGTTTACATTGCCCACCGTTGAGTTGAGCCCATCAATTCTGGACGCTAGAACGTTGTTAACGTTCGCAAGCGCCTGATTGACGCTACTGACATTCGCGTTTGTGTCACCCAAGCTCGCGTTCAGTCCCTGAATTTGAGTTGACTGGGCGGTTAGCGTTTGCCCTTGCTGGCTTACAGTTGACTGAGTCGAGCTCAAGGCTGAAGCAGAGGCTTTGGTCGCCAGCCCGTTTGTGGTGCTGTTGATGGTGTTTTCTAGGCTGGTAGTGCGCCCGCTGACGCTGCTTATCGCAGTTCCCTGCTGTGTCACCGTGGAGCTAAGCCCCGATACCGCGACAGATGTCGCAGACTGTTCCGAGGACAGCACGCCGGTGTTGTCCCTCCAACCGGTGACGATCGTGCCCACTTCAAGCTGAGCCCTGGTGTACTCAACGAATCCGGCCCCAACAGTGTCCGAACCGTACAGACGGAAATAAACCTGCACAGAGGCAGTCCCGGCCGGCAGGTTCGGGTAGTCATAGACGATTCGCTGAGTGCCGCCAGTGGCCACGATTAGAGGACCCGAAACGGTCACAGCGTCGGTGCCCGCAGCGTTAACGCCCTGGATGAATATCTTGAACACCAGTCCCGCAGTGGCGCGCACGTAACACGACGCAACCACTGAGTTACCTGCCGTGACCTTTGGCCAGTAGCTCGCAGTTGAAACCCTGATGCTGCGATAGCTGGTTGAGAGGTTCAGGCCAGTAACATCAAGACGTTGGGATTTCTCGGAGCTGACCAGCCAGGAAGGCACCAGTGAAGCTGCGTGCGTGCCGCCACCTGGACCTACATCGATAAGCCAGCCTTCTGCAACACCAGCCGCGGCACTTTCCTTCGCGAAGGCCGGGTTGAAAAACAGGTTTTGACTGCCCGCCGTGCCGATGCTGTTGTTTAAACTCGTCACCTGGCCGCTCACGCTGGTCAGGCCTGTTTCGGTCTGGCTCACACGGCCAGTCAGCGCCGAGGTTGCCGCAGCCTGCCCAGCCAGATCGCTGCGCAATACATCCGGGCTGTCCTGCCACCCGCTGACCACCGACGACAGTTGCGCCTGCACCCGATCCACCTCAATGAAACCAGTGGTAGTCGCGTTGACGCTGATCAGGCGGATGATGCAGTGCACCACCACCGTGTTGGCGGGCAGCGAAGGAATGACCAGGCTGTGCCGCTGCCACTCTCCGGTTGCAACCAATGAGGGCGCGTTGACGGTCGTGATTACCGCGCCGGCGGCATTCAGCGGCTGCAGGTAGATCTGCATTGCAAGCCCTGGCGTTGCGCGCAGGTAGGCCGCGAACGCAAATGGCTGGCCCGCACCCGCCGAAGGCCGCTTGTCGTCGGTAGGCACCACGTCCAAATATCGGGCGGCCGAGAGATTGGTGACATCAGCGCGCTGCGCAACGCCCTTTGGATCAAGGGTGGACTGCACATAGCTGGTGCTGGTCAACGTGGCCGGTCCGCCGATGTTCCACCCATCCGCGATCAGACCAGCACCCGCGGTGCCTCTCTTCTCGAAGGACGGGTTGTACATCAGGTTGGCCCCGCCGACCGTGGCGAGGTTTGCCGTCACGCTCGTTATGGCCTGGCCCTGCGCAGTGATGGCCTGCCCCTGCTGAGTGACCGTGTTGCCTAGCGCTTGGACCGTAGCGCCACTGGCCTTGCCGGCCAGTTCATTGTTGATGCCCGTAATGGCCGAGCCCTGGCTGGTGAGCTTCCCCTCAGCGTCGGTTACCCGGTTGCCGATCGACTGCACGCTGCTGGCCGAGGCCTTGCCATCCAGAGAAGTCTGCAGGCCGGTGAGCTGTTGTGCCTGCGCAGTGTTGACGCCCTCAATGGACGTGACCTTTGTTTCGACGGTCTGCACCCGGGACGCCAACCCCACAGCCGTGGCCACCGCCTGGCCAACGTTCAGCCAGTAGGTGGTGTTCGGCGGCGGAGTGTTGACCGGTACGTTCTGCGTGGCCTGGTAGATGATGCCGTCCGAGCCCAGTACGCCCTGGCCGGCCTTGTAAGTGCCGTCTGGCTTGTAGGGCATCGAGTCGGCAAGGTCGGCTATGTTGTCGATCTGCTGCTGCAACTCGGCTTTGACATCCGCCAGCGCACCGTCAACGTCAGCGATCTGCTCGTTCAGCGCTGCTCTGACTATCGCCAAGCGGGCATTGACCGAATCTGGACCGTTTCCGTCGATCTTCTCGAGTTGTGAAAGCAAATCCTTGCCAAACTGGCTTGCGGTTATCTTGCCAGTAAACGCCTCCAGGTATGCGGTCACATCGTTCGATGTCGCTGCAGGCACGTACAGGAACGGGCTCTTGCCGTAAGCGTTGATCGAACGAACGTAGTAGTAATAGTTTTTGTAGAACCCCAGTCCTGTGTGGGTGAAGCTCAGGCCCTGGCCGATATAGGTGGCATCTGCAACCGGTGCATGCGGGTTTGTGGTGAAAAAATACTCATACGTCCCGCCGTTCAAAGACTGAATGACGTTTTTTGGAATCAGTGTGATGGAGTCCAGCGAAGACTGAACAACGCACGATTCGGGCATAGGCGGGCCGCCCACGTTTACGCTCAGCGTGGACTCTCCAGACCGTGCCATTGGGCCGATCGCTGCAACGCTCATGGTGTACGCGCCAGACACCAACCCACTCAAATTGCACTGGCTGGCGCTCGCAGGAAGCGTCTGAGCCTGGATGGCCTTGCCCGCTTGACGCACTACAACCGCGTAAGACGTGACAATGCCAGAGGGCGGAACCCAGGAAAGCACGCCTTGAACAACTTCGGCCGTATCGTCTGGCGTCCATTTCAGACCGGTAGGCGATCCAAGCCCGCCGCTGGGCAGGTTGATGAAGCCCAGCGGGTTGTAAGCCTGGCCCACGGCATCATCAAAGATTGCCGCTTCATATTGCTTGACCTGCACCGTGCAGCCTTCGCTGTCGCCCATGGACCAGTCAGAGACGATGAACTCGCCAAGGATGTTCAGGGATGGCAGGTTCACGCGAACGACACGGCCAGGCCTGCAGTTGTAGCCCCAGAAGTTCATCGGCAGGCTGATCGCACCGCCAGCCCGGCGTTGGCGCATCGCGATGTTCGCCAGGCGCTGAGGCTGATACGCGTCGGTTACATACGAGAACGTCATCGTTTCGGCAGCTTCGCCACCGTCCTCAAGAATCCATTCGGAAACGCTAACCTCTGGGTAATCCGTCTCGGTCCAGGACTGTTCAGGATCGATGAACGTGCCGCGCACCGTGTTGATGGCGGAATCGTTGGTCGACTCTGTACTGCCAGAGACCGTGCCGATGATCATGTCTTCGGTGATCTCGAAGTCATAGGGGCCGTAATACGCCCCAGCCTGGAGCATCCAGCGGCCGCCGACGCGGATCAGCTTTCCTGCGCATGACGCCTCCAGCTTCTGCAGCACGCCCGGGCGCTGCTCGTCGGCACCGATCACGCAGGAGGTACGATAGCGCTGGCTGACCGAGCCGTCGGCATTGGTAACGGCCTCGTCGCTCACGTTGGCGGCGCTGGCGAACGTTTCAAACACAATCTCATCGTCTGGCACGTTGCAGCGGTTGCGCAGGAACCAGAGGATGTGCAGCGCCGTATTCTCGGTGTAGCCATTGTTGCCGGTGCGCGGGTCGTAAATGTCATTCCGGCCACGGACCACAAATCGCGTGTCAGGAATACCTGATGGGAACTTCTCGGCGCTGTACTTCAGGGTGATGCGCACGAACGACAGGCCGCGACCGATCTGGCTGTCTTTCCAGTCCGGGCAGTTGGCCTTAAGGAATGCGTTCACCTCAGTCGGATTGACGATCAGCTCATAGCTGGCGAACTCACCAAACGAGCCGATCTCTTCCTCGCCCAGGTAGATATTCTCCAGGCCGTCGATCGCGCCTTCACACAGCACGTAGACCAGGTGCAGCTGCTCGCCCTCGGTTGCGGTACCAGACTGCTCCTGCGCCCAGACCAGCACGCCACCGGTAGATACGCGGCCGAGGATGTAACGAACGGGGGCCTTCGACGAGCGTACGGTTTGAGCAGAAGGCTCGTTGTCGCGCAAAGGGGATTTGGTATTGAGCTTTTCCTGTTGCTCAGATGCATAAAAAGCAAGCGCTGCACCAGCAGCAGCGCCCCATGGCCCGCCTTGAGCGAAGCCAACGACGGCACCTACGGCGACCTGAGCCAGTTTTCTAACGCCACTGCTCATTATTCAACCCTCCACGCCGTCAGCGGCTCACACACAACGCGCGCAACGCCGTCATCGGTCGTCGCCCAATAATCACCAGCCCAGAACACAGCCATGCTGCGACCTGCCGGTGCTTCGTACATCACGACGTCGCCGCGCTGGATGAACGGGACTGCCACCCTTGCAAAGCACGCATCCCATGCTGCTTCCAGGCTGCCGTGACGCTTCTTCAGCGCACGCTTGGCACCCGCCTCGGTCTTGTAGGCGCCTCGGTATTGCTCTGCTGGATCGACACCGCACACGGCGCTTGAGCAGTCGGCAGCGAACAGGCAACAGTCAAATTCGCCCCACGAAAAAGGCCGCCCTTGGGCAGCCTTGATTACTTCGTTCAGACGCGTGGTCCAGTCTCGATTGCGCATATCTAACTTCCGTAGGTGAAGGTCGGCGCATCCTTGGCAGACCCCCAGTAGATGGGCCATTCGGACATTTGCGCGATTGCGTAGAAGAAGCGGTCGCCCTGGTGCCGGGCGCGATGGTTTTCGTCCGTCCAGCGCTCGGTGCCGGTGCGGCTCCACTCGGCCATACGGTCAATGACCGGTACGGTGATGGTGTTGCCGTCCTGGCCATTGCCTGCGAACGAGAATTTGGCGGCGTCCATCCGCCCGGAGAACAGGATGTCCGCCGCGTAGTTGCCGGACTCGTCGAATACCACGAAGAGGACCTTGGCCATCCGGCCCCGGCAGCCGCGAACGTTGGTTTCGGAAAGGATGTAGGAGTCCAGCCCGCTCAGCGTCAGATCGACCGACATGGGCGAACCTGAGTTGTCGCTCTCCTGCGACTGGCTGACCTGGCCAAAATTGCCCACACCTTCATAGGTGATGCCGTCGACGACAAGCTCACCGGTTCCCGTGTGGGCGAACACCATGCCGTCGGCGAAGTCGAGCTGCACGGCGTACACCGGCATGAATTTGCCTGTGGCGATGATATCCACCACGTTCTGGCTGAAAGGGAAAGCTGAGGGCATCAGAATGCCTCCCTGAATGAGTAACTACCGTTGGCGACCACCGGGCGGCGCGTCATAGCCCATGTGTCCGACGTCATGCGCATTTCCGAGTAGGGGTTCAGGTATTCAACCGCCGCGCCTGGCGTGAGCGTTTTCCGGATGCGCTTGTTGAGCAGCACCGTGACCTGGCCCTGAGCGTTCGACGACACCGGGTCGGTTACCTCGAACATCTCTCCCGCTATGGTGATGTAGTCACCAAAGCTGAAGACCGGGGAGTTGGCCGGTGCGCCCGCAATGATCATGCTGCGCGCCTGGGCAAAACCGCTGACCACGCTGAGCGCTCCGACACTGCTCTTCCGGTATCGGGTGAAGTCCGGCAGGTTGAACGTCCCGAACATCCCGTCCAGCTTGCCGAGGAACGATGAAAGCTCGCGCTCCTGAGCCCGGGTGAGCAGACCGAAGGTCAGCGTGCACTGCCAGTACGCGCCGGGGTAGCCAACGATCTGCTGGGCGTTCGAAAGCGACGACGTGAACGCCCGGCTGTTGTTGACGATGCCCCAGCTCATTTCTGACGGGCGCAGCGAAGCAGGCCACGTGAGAGCCATGCGTTACTCCTTATCGATTAGCGCCTGGCTGCGAGCTGGCGGATGGGTCCGTTTATTTTGAAATCGCGCATCACCATCTCGTAGCCGCCCTTCGCGCCCTGGTACGCAGCTTCCTTGACCATGCTGAGGGTCGATTCGTCTGGAGTGCCTTGGAACTGGAACGACTGGTGAATGGCTGGCCCGTTGGCGCCCGGCGATACCGTTTGCTGAGCGCTGCTGGACGCTGCTGTCGTAGCCGCCTTGCCGACATACCCGCCGTCGGCGTAACCCTTGGTGTTGGCGTTCATGCGCTCCAGGAACTCACGCGCGCCGGGCTGGCTGACCACTTCCTTTTTCACGACAAACTCACCGCCGTGCACAACGCCCTTCGGCTGGAACTTGCCACCATCGCCGGTATAGCCGCCGTCGGAGAACCCGTATTTGGAGCCGTAACCGGCCGCCGACGCGCCAAGCGCAGATGACGACGTTGCTGCAGCACCACCGCCAACGCCCGAGAGGGCGCTGAATGCCGTGCTGAGGAACCCCGCCGCCGCCTGCCGCACCTGAATGCGGATCAGGTCCTCGATCACACCGTTGGCGAAGTCCTTGAAGGACAGCTTCCCGGTTTTCACGAAGTTCACGACCGCGTCTTCCATGCCGCTGAAAGCGTTGGTGAACAGTTGCTTGGTCTGCCCCGCCACGTCGCGCGACTGCTCGAGGTAGTTCTCAAGCGCCGAATTAGCACCCAAAGCCCAGTCCGACTGGGCCCGATCTACATCCGTGTAGTACTGGCGCTGCATGGCTAGGCGGGTCTGCAACGCAGCGTTGAGCGCGTTCGTCTCGTTCTGGTAAAGCGACGTATCAGCTGAGGTTGGGTTCGTGATCTTGTTGTAGTCGCGACTGAGCTTGTCCAGGTCCTTCTGATACGACTGGCGTATCTTGAGGTCGTCTTGGAGGCGCTGCCGGGCCTGATCCCCGAGACCAGCGCCAGCCAAGTCGCTGTCCAGTCCATCTTTTGCAAGACCAAGCTGTGAGTCGAGGTTTTCCCGGAAAGCTTTGAGCTTCGACTCGTTTTCCAGTCGGGTGATGCTGAGCTGGTTTTCCTTTTCCAGAGCAGCGTTGCGGCGCAATTGAGCAGTGACCAAGTCCTGATTCGCCACCAATGACTTCTGGTCGGCGGTCAGGGTTTGCTTGCTCTTGATGTTGGCGAGCTGCTGCTCCCACTTGATGAGCTCGGTTGCGGCTGCTCCAAGCTTTTCAGTGTCGCCCCTTTGGGCTTTGATGATCGCCGACTGCTCGCCGAGAACGGCGTACTGCTTCCGAGCATCGTCAAGAGCCTTCGTGCCAGCGCTTTCTGTGTACGCCTTGCCGGCCTCTCGGGTCGCTTTGGCTGCAGCCTTGTTTGCCGCCTCCTGAGATTTCAGCGCATTTGCCGTGGACAGAATGGCGACCTTGTCAGCCTCGGTAAGGTCTTTGTGCTCCGCGATATAGCGGTTGGCCTCTTTTACCGCATCGTTGTTGTCCTGGAGCTTGCCGAGCTGCTTTTGAAGCTCTTCGTTGTATTTCTTCCCTGCACCGGTCATGACGTTGGTCGCGCCAGTGGAGAGCGCAGCGGTGGTAGCGGCGTTTGCCGATTCCGTTTTTAGCGCTGCGATTCTGTCCTTCGCCTCTTTTGCTGAAGCCGATAAGCCAGAATAAGCGCCCGCCGATTTGACAAGGCTATTTATCAGGCTTTCCGGAACTCCGGGCTCACTGCGCAGCTTTTCGAAAATCGGCGTCAGGCTCTCGCCCGCTTCTCTTGCTGAGGCGATCTGTGCCGAGTAGTCGCTGAATATCTTTGTGCCTGCAGCACTTGATCTTGGTCCGACCAGGCCGGCCTGCAGGCTTTTGTTGAGATTTTGAAACTCTTCGTTTGCTGCCTTTGCCGCCTCGGCCTGGGTTTCTCCCCACTTGACCAGCGCTGCCGCTTGCTGATCTTTGGTGAGCTGCTTGAATCTGGCAATAACATCGTCGAGCGGCCCCTTCAGATTCTGCAGACCCTCATTCACCTTGTCGCTGCTGCTGCGGAAATCCATGAAGGACACAGCGACAGCGCCTGCAATGAAGAGCAGTCCGAGCGGACCGCCGAGCATGCCCAGGAGGCCGGTGCCTGCTGCGGTTAACGCTCCAAGTGCTCTGGACGTCAAGCTTGCCGCCGCCGCTGCGTTATTGGATGCGACCGTTAACGCATTGACGACTGCAGTCGTTTCCCCGTAAGCCGCAACCGCTGCTGTCCTTGTGCCGTATGCTGCTGTGATGGTCGCCGACGCAGAAACTGTGGTTGCTGCAAGCGCTTTCTCGGCGGCAGCAACTTGGTTTGTTACCACAACATGTGCGCGGCTCAACTCCGCAAGTCTATTAAGGGATGCAGCCCGGCCCTGATCTGAAATTTGCGCTTTTAGACGCTGAACCTCTATCTCCCTCTCAGCGACCATCGCCGCCTGAACAGCCCTGGTCCTGTTGAGCTCAGAAGCCATAACTTCCTTATCGGCAGCAACTTGCCGTTGCGCTGAGGCTACCTGCGCGTTGGCGCGGTCTACTGCAGCTTTGGCGTCTACCTGTTTCGACTTAGCGGCAGCGAGATCCTGCGTAGCCGTGGCTGCTGAAACGGTCAGCGCCTTTTGGTTGGCCACCGCTGCGTAACCAGCCTGCGCAGCCTGTTGAGCAAATCCACCAGCCACCCGCGCAAGAGCAACATAGAGACCGGTGGTGAGAACCTGGCCCAACTCCTCGGAATTGTCAGTGGCCAATTTGATTGCGGCCGGCAGCCCGCCGTCGATCGCGCTAGAAAGTGACAGGATGCTCTTCGCAAGTGACGCGCTAGATCCTGTTGCCTGATCAAGCTGACCTATGAACGAGGTAGTCGAGTTGCCCAGCGCTGTGAGACTGTTACCGATGGTGGCCGAGGTCCTCGCAAACAGAGCATCCACAGCCCCACGCTGCGCCTGCAAAGCCTTTACAACCGCATCAGCAGTTAGAAGGCCTGCCGCGCCGAGCGACCGAAGCTCGCCGACTGTCTTGCCCATACCGGCTGCGATAGCTTGAGCCAGCGCCGGGGCCTGCTCCATTACGCTGTTCAGCTCTTCGCCTCGCAGTACGCCAGACGCGAATGCCTGGCCCAGCTGGATCAGGGCCGCGTTGGCAGATGCAGCTGACGCGCCAGAGATGGCCAAGGTCTTACTGATCGTTCCAACAACACCAGCTACACCCTCGCCTGTTAGCTTCAATTCCTTCTGGTTCGTCGCGATGCGTTGATAGAGCTCGGCGGTTGCCGTCAGTGGCTGGTATGCACTCTGGGCTATCGAGAAAACAGCCTTTTGCGCCGCGGCAAGCTCAGTGGCGTTGCTGGTAACCAGCTTCATGCGGTTTGTCAGCGTGCTATAAGCCTCACTGGCGTCATACAGCGACTTTGTGGCGAAAGCCGCTAGCAAAGGCCCTGCAAGCCCAGCCGCAGCCGATGCTAACGAACGAACAGTCCTATCCAGGCCTTGCACCTGAGTGGCGGCTGAGCGTGAGCTTCGACCGGTGTCGTTGATAGCTCCGCCTGCCCCCGACATGACAGGGCCTGTCCGGACGCCAGCATTATTCAGAGCCTCAAGCGAGCGACGAAGGTCCTGCACTTTCTGCTCAGCACTGCGGCTATCGACCTCAATGGCAAGTCGTGAAGTGAGGGCCATACTTTTCTCCTGGCGTAAAAAAACCCGCCGTAGCGGGTCGTGATGGATTCTTTAGGTCAGGCAGACTTTCCACCTTCTATCAAACGGTAAACTTCATCCCTGCTCTTTTTTATGCACTGGTCATACATTTGGTCAGAAGTGTTGCTGCCTGTATTTGCATCGGAAAGCGCACGATTAATCGCCGCCTCAGCAGCTGAGCCTGGCGAGGCACCGCTGACGTCTTTTATCTTCTGGTCGGAGTGGCCGTTTCGGTGAGCTTCAGCTGCGCTGAGATAGAGGCCGTGTTGGTTATGGCACATTTCTGCAGCATTGAATGCCATCAAAGCTGCAGCCTCCATCTCTGCTTGTCCTGGCTTGGCGCTGGCACTAAAACTGAATAGCAAGGTAATTACAGACGCCGCAGCTATAGATTTTTTCATGAAATCATTACTCCCTGATAATGGCGTCAATCTACCAGCATCGGGCGCAACGGCGAACGACCGTTAATCCTCTTCTTCCTCGTCGCCCTGATCCATGAACAGGCGATCGAGCTCGAATAGAACAAGGTCTATCTCTTCACGGTGGATCGGTGACGGATGCGATTCGATCCAGTCAGTGATCTCGCGCGCAGACAGCGGCATTGGGAAAACGCCGCCCATGCCTGAGATGTAGCGCCGCCCCCGGCATACGTTGCGGAAGGTGTTCAGCAGGTACGCCGTGATTGGATCTTGCGGGGGCTCGTCCGGCACATCCATGCCGAACTTACCAAATATCAGCTTGCGCTTTGCGGCTTCCGGCCCTGCCCACTCGCTTTCCCACTGGAAGCGGGCGACGGCTTTTCCAGCGTTTCCTTGCGCTCTTCCTGGACCTGCCTAGCAAAGGACTCGGCAGAGCGGATCACGAACAGGAAGAATTCAAGGTCGCTTTCGAGCATGGACACGCCAATCGCCTCGTCGTAAGGCAGCGCGTTGCCGTCATGATCCTGAGCGCCCTGCCAGTCCTTGACGATGTATTTCGCGAGAACCATGCAGTGGTTGCGCTTCTCGCTTACCTCGCCCTCCAGCACGCCCACGCTGCCTTCGGCGAACACAGCGTCATTGCGCCAGATGCGTCGCTGCATGCGCTCAATGGCTACCTGGTATTCCGGGCTATCGACTGGAGCGATGAGCACTTTGGTATCTTTGTCAAAATCGAACCACTTCGCAGCGGTATCGACCACTTCTTTGTTCTTCAGCTTGAGAGCCATGATGCAACCTCAACGCCACGCCATAAAAGGACCGCCCCGGCAGGCGTTATCACCGGAGCGGTCAAAAGGGTTTACGGTGCTGGGTCAGCAGCATCCCGGGTGATGGTCGGGCTCTGCTTGGCCACGGTGTAGCTCAGCTCTACCTGAATCAGGTCACGCTTGCCGCCGCTTGGCAGTTCGCCGTCCACTTCCACTGCCGGGAAGTTGAACGTGTACTTGTTGCCCAGCGAGTCGGTGATGGGGAACTCGACCGCGATCGGCAGGCGGGTGAAGGTGTTCTTCCAGATCTGCCAGGCCTTTTTGGACCATGCCAAAGTGATGCTGCCGGTGATGGCCGCTTCGGTGGCGATGTGCGCGCCCGGGCCGAGTCGATCCGAACCCAGGCAGCGCTGAGTCTGCAGGCTGTTGTCCAGGTTGATGGTCATGGCTGAGACGCAGGCTGCGCCTTCCAGCGATTCGCCATTCACCAGAATCGTGCCGACGTTGTTGTTCGACAGGAAAGGCGTGGTGGTCGGCGCGTTCGGCGTGACGACAATCGGCGTTTCGCTATCGGTGTAGTCCAGGCAAGCCATGTTGAACGTGGCGGTGACCTTGCCTTCTTCCGGAATCTCCAGCGCGAAGGTGGACACGTGAGCGCCCTTGAACACGCCGTAGACGCCGATGTCGTTGTAACCCTTGGCGATGCTGAAGGTGTTGCGAGTATCGCCCACGCGCAGCACGTCGTTCGTCCAGGCGCCGTAGAAAGCAGCTTCCAGAAGCTGGTCAAACGAGCCGAACGAGAACTCGGCCGACAGGTCGCCGCCGATATCGATGCTGGTGGCCACAGAGCCTTGGCTCAGTCGGGTGTCGGTGATCTCATCACTGACTTCGGTGTTGACGGTCGGGGTCAGCGCGTTACCGGTCAGGCGCAGCGTGTCCCAGGTGCCGGTGGGGGTAACGCCGGGCGTCACCTCCTTGATGATGTGCGAAACGACTTTTGCGCCGGAACTCATGTGAGTCTCCTTTCTGCGGGCATAAAAAAACCCGCTCAAGGCGGGCCGGATGGGTGCTTCAGGTTCAACCGGCGCGGAACCGGATATTCACGTTGATCTGATAGAAGCCTTCGTACTCGCCTGCGTCGACCTGGCTGGCCTCGATGCACTCAAGGTCACCGTCAGCCCAGTAGGCGAAATGGGCTTCCAGTGCGTCGGCCAGTTCATTCAGGCCGCGCATACCGGTGCGCAACCGGGCAAAGCACTGCACGACGATGATGCCGGGCTTACGGGTGTAGGGCTGGTCAGCCATGCCGGCCATGAAGGCGGTGGCGTGCTGGATGTTCAGGCGGCACCAGAGGCCGTCGGCTGGCGGCTTGAATACGCCTGAGCTGTCTTGGTTCTGAGCCGGGTACTGAGCGTTGGGATAGAAGATGCGCGCCTGCTCGATACCGGTGAAGGACACCATGCGCGCCGTGATGGCCTGGCGTATTTGCTCATAGGTCATGATGCATACGCCGCTGCAACGCCAGCGAAGGCGAGCCCGAAGACGCCGGACGGCGCCTGCTTGGAGTGTCCATTCTCCAGTTTTTCCGCATACGGCAGATTGTTCTGGATGTAGATGATCGAAAACGGCTTGAGGCCAGCCAGAACCGAAGCGCCTTTGCTGATGGTAACTGAGCCGGTCGGGTCCAGTGTCTGGCTGTTCGAGAACACTGGCGAGCCAATCGTGACCGTTGTGTTCCCGCGAAACCTGCCGGTGTCCACCGGGGATCGGCTGATGATCTCACCCAGCAACGCCATTGCGATGATTCGCAGCTGCTTGGTCATATCGCCTTCAATCTGGGTGATGAAGGCTGTCGGGGGCGTGCTCCATCCGGCCATCAGATTTCCCTCAGTTGAATTTGGTAGATGCAGTCGGCCGGGTCTTTCTGCACGTTGATCACGTCGAAGCCGTTAATCTTGTGGCCAACCTGCGGCACGCCGCCAATCACCTCACTGATGATCGCAATCAGCTGCTGGTCAGTGGCCTTGATGCTTTTGCCGTCAATCAGGTCGTTTTGGTAGTCGGCGAAGACGCCACGCCCTGTGTAAGCGATGACAGTGCCTGGAGTGGAAACCTCTGTGACCGGATCAACCTTTCCTGGCAGCGTGATCCCGCCGCTGAACGTCTTCACCGCATCAGCCAGATCCGTGTCGAATGCCTCGGCCATATCAGCCTGGATTTCATCGCGAATGCCCATGGCTCACCTGTAGACGTTGAAGCTGAATGCGCTGGAGCGCCACGGGGCCAGCAGCGCCAGAGCGAACTGGAGGCCATCCGGCAGCGCCGTTGATTTGGTGGTATCGATTGATGCGAATGTCTTGCTGGTGGTGACCGGCCCCGCCTTGACTGTCTTCGCCTCAAGCGTGCCCTCGGTCTGCTGCTGGTAGAGCTTGCCATCGGCCGCAACCTTGGCCATCTCGATACCGGCCTGCTTAACCTCTTCAGGGATGGATTCCATATCCACGCCTGCCAGGCTCAGTGACGTCATGTAGGCATTGGCCTGCATCACGGCGCGGGCCTTCTTGTCTTCGGTGGTCCAGTTGGCCCCCAGTGCGGCGTCAACGTCTGCCACGGTGATGTAGGTAGCCATCTGGCCTCCGAATTGAATGAGTGGGGCCAAAGCCCCGGGTGTTACTTGGTCGTCTTGCTGGTGGAAGCTTTGGTCCCTTCCGATTTATCGCCGCCGCCGTTGTTGCGGGCTGCGGATTCATCGGCTTCAGTGCGCGCGCTTTCGACGCCACCGGTTTCGCCTACGGTTTCAGGGCCAACGGTGATGCTGCCTTCAGCGCCACCGAAACCCCAGCGCGCTTTCACGTTCGGGTCGATGTGATTGTCTTTTGCTACAGCCATAATCTTTCTCCTTCAGGTCTGCCGGCCCCGTGTGAGGCCGGCGCTCGGTTACGCCGAGACAGTGGAAGTGATGAAGGCCAGAGGAACCTGCTTGCGGCTCCACTTACGCTCCCAGTTGGTCGCCAGCGCCAGGTCGGCCCAGTTCGCCGAGATTGGGCGAGTAGTGGTCGGAGTACCCGTGATGGTGGCGCTCAGGAACGAGTAGCCCAGCGGATGCATGACGAAGTTGCGACGGTTCCACAGCGTCTCTGCACCACCGCCATTGCCGCGATCAGGCGTGCGGTCGTACTCGAGGCCGTCCTCGCCTGGAGGGGTTTCCTCGGCGAAGCCCATGGCGCCTGGGCCGAAGATCACCGACAGATACTTGTTCGGCGTGCCAGCGATCACTGGCATGGAGTCATCAACGACGACGCGCATACCTTGGAATCGGCCGAACTCAGGAACCTGGTCGGCGATCGGGGTGAAGTCGATCAGGTTGAGGATCTGCAGTTCGGTCTGCACTGCGGAGTGCATCGCGATGACGCTCAGGCCGCCCAGCTGACCGGAGTAGTCGCCCATGGTGGCCTTGGCGCGGATGATGGATGCAGCGCTGATGATGCCTCCCGCGTCCTGGACCATGTCGCCGCCATTGCTGGCAACGTTGTCGTTGTAGATACCCACGACAGTGGCAATGGCACGGCGCTGGGCCGCACGACGCCAGTAGCTGAGCAGGCGACCTGCAACGAACTCCAGCGGATCCTGATTGGTGATGTTCTTCACCAGGTTCATGCAGTTCCAGCCTTCGTTGAGGTACGCAGCGCGTGCCTGCATGGAAGCACTGGTGACCGACAGCGGTACAGCGATGTCGGTGTACACGTCGTTCGAGTAGTTCGACTCGATGGACGCATCCAGGTCAACCCACCACGGAATGGTGAAGGTGTTGGAAGGGCTGGCCAGCAGAGTGGACATATCGCTGTTCGAGGTCAGAATGCCCGACTCGAAGAACGCGGTACGCTCCACGCTGTTGACGGTGATGTAGTCGCGCAGTTCGTCGCGGAAGACTACGTCGGCGAGAATGGTTGGCATTGCGGAATTTCCTTTTTACTTGGCCTCAGCAGCAGCTTTCATGCGCGCATGCTCGGCGGGGTTGGTTCGGCGAAGCTCTACGCGCTCCATACCGGTCATTTGGTCCCACGTTTTGGTGGCCCCGCCACCCTTACCCCCGGTAGCCCCGCCACCGTTCGCTTGCGTGCCGCGCACCAATGATGCGTAGCGCGGCGTTTGTTCGAATTCTTTCGCCAGGTCATCCAGAGTGGCGATGGTCAGATTGCCCTGGGCGTCCGTGACCTTGACCTGGCCCTCGACGACCTTCAGCCGGCGCTGGATGAACTCAGCCAGGATCTCGGCGTTTTCGCCTTCAGCAATGATCGTCGCGACCTTTGCTGCTGCTGAGGTGAGGTCGCGTCGCTCGATGCTGGCGGTCATCTCGGAAAGTTTGGCGCGCTCGGCTGCCAGTGCCTGCTCGCTGCTGGTGAACAACTGCTCGAAGTCACCGCGAGCCTTTGCTGCGTCTCGCTCCTGCTGTGCGCGGGACTCTTCAGCTTCCCGGCGCAGGCGCTTGGCCTCTTTGGCCTCGTCCAGCAGGGTCTGGTTCTGGCGCTTCAGGCCTTCCAGATCCTCGCCGCCGCTGGGCAGACCTTCAATTGCCAGGACGTAATCCTCGCCCTGCGCCTTGTAGAACGCCTGCATGGATGGTTCGAGCGCGTCAAATGCTGCCTTGTCGATCTTGTACTTCATGTCATCCCCCGGATGATTTGCCGTTGGCACAGCCTCGGGCGTAAAAAAACCGGCTCATGGCCGGTCGGTTCAAAGTCCTGCGCGCTCGAAGGCTGCAGGCTGTTTGGCTTTCAGTTGATCAAGGGTCAAGGTTCGTCCGTTGTCGTCGACGAATCGGTCGAGGGTCAGTTCGCCCTTTGAGAACAAGGCATAGCGACTCGGGCCGAGAACGTCCTTTTGAAACTCAGCGGGCTGGCGCTCCAGCCATGACTGGTACGTGACCTTGCTGGAGACTGGCTCGGTTCCGTCAGACCCTTTTGAGGGCCTCGTCGAGCCTGGTATCTCGCGTGCGTATTGGTCTTTAAGCACTGGTAGAGCGCTCGACCTGCAATTCCAGTGGCCGGGCGGTCTGGGGTCATCCCATCCGTACAGCTGCTGGTCGCGGGCCTGGCACATGTGCGACGTTCGGCTGTCCAGCGTGGATATCCATCGCCACCCCTTGAGGATGTCGTCGTTCGCCTTAAGCGTCTCCATGCGCGCCGTGCTGGCCACATGGTTGGTCACGGTGCGAACAAGTGAGGTCGCCTGCTCGCGTTGCAGCATTTCAAGACCACTGATTCGCCTGGCGATGGCCTGCGTGGTCTCACCCAACGCGGCACCGATCTGAATCTCGCTGATGATCTCGGCGGCCTTCTTGCTGCCGAACTGGTCAAGCGCACCGCTGATGCTGATCTTCTGGACGCCCTTCTTTCGGGCTTCCAGCGCCATAGGCCTTGTCAGTGCGGACGAAACGACGATCTGAGCCGACGGCGTGCTGACCTGAACGCCAACGCTCACCGTAGCGCCGAGCATTGCAGCGCTGAATGCGGACTCATGGACTGCAAAGTCGCTCAGGTCGGCTTGTGCCCGCACTTTCATTTCAGCGTAGATGCCCCGCAAATCACTTTGCAGCACTTCTATCTGCTTCTCGTACCGCTTGGTGCCGTAGACACTCAATCCCGCTGATACGCGATCCTTGGCGGTCGCAATGGCAAGCGTGATGAACTTAGCCACCTCCTTGAGATTGCTGCCTGCGTGCCGCTGGACGTATATCTGGTGCCGGGTGGTTGCGTCGATCAGATAGCCTTCACTGCTCATTGCCTTCACCGGTCACTGGTGGCTCGTCCGGCTCACTGCCCAGCACTGGCGCTTCAGCCTCGCGATCCTCGTCTATGGCGTCGTCTGTACGGTCCGATTCGATAACGCCGGCCTGGCGAAGATTGGTCCGGTAGTCGACCTTGGCAATGATGCCCTGCTGCCAAAGCTGCATTTGAGCCAAGATCGCCTGGGCGTCCATGACCTGATCGAAGAATTCCTGATTGAGCCAGAACTTCGTTCCTTTGATGTCCACCGCATCCATCATGAAGCGCTGGGCGTCGAACAGGGCCAACTTGATAGCCTCGGACACGTTGCCAGCAATCGTGCCCAGAACTGAGTTGTCAGAGCTGTAACGGATGCGAACTGCTTCTGCCGTCTCAGCACCATTGCCCTGTTGGACGATCCGGGCGCCGATCATGAGCATTTGCTCTTCCTTGTCCTTCATTAGCTCCCGCGCAAGCTGGGTTTCCTTGGCCTGCAGCATGATTGCCGAACCAGACTTGCCCAGGTTGTGACCTCGCCTTGATCCGATGTGCATACCGTTGGGGTTCAGCTTGATGAATTCTTCAGGCTGGATGTCCGTGGTGATGAACAGGGTTGGCTGAGAAGCAATGAACCCAGCCTCTTCCACCGTGGCGCTGTTGCCGTAGTGAAGGATGTTCACGTCGGCGAGGTCCTCAAGCGGGGCCTTGTCGATGCTGGCGTCATTGTTCTGAGCGCCGAAGAAGTGGAACGGAATGTGATCGAAGGGATTGCCGGTCTTGTCGGTGGGCTCGCTCTCGTCACCTTCAGGGTTGTCCGATGTGTGGACGCTTTGTACGTACTTGCCGTCCTTGAGCATCAGCGCACGATATTGATCCTTGGTTGTGAACTCGAAGCCGTCGAGCGATCGCTCGTTGATTTTCTCATGCAGCACGACCAGAACCAGACGCTTGACGCCGTTGATGACGTCTTCGAGCCAGTTGATGATCGAATCAGCTGGGTAGAAATGGATGAACGCTTGAGCGCCCACCGACTGGGCCTTGGTGAGCGACTTCTGCCCCTCTGGCAGCTCAACCTTCGGGAAGTCCACCAGAAAGCCGCCACGGCCCGTGTCCATGCACTCCCCGACAGACTCCTTGCTTAGCTGCTCAAGGCTTGCACCGTCGCCGCTGGCGTTTTCCAGCAGGTACTGGATAGGTGTCGGCAGCTCAACCTCGGCAGTCTTGCGGAACACCGCACCCAACAGTCCGGTGCGGGTGCGGCCAACCACGTTCAGGAACATGGCTCGCTTCTTCAGTTGCTGATACCGGGCCTTGTTCTCTTCCGACTGGTTGAGTGGGTCCGGCATAGGCAGGTATTCGTCGTACTTGCGGACCTCGCGCGGGCCAGCTACGCAACGCTTGACCAGCTGCCAACCGGGCAAGGCGTCGCTGTACTCCTGCCGTTTGGCGCTGTAGTTGGGCATTGCGTATAGCCTCAGAAGGTAAATGTGACGGGGATGTGGGTCATGGTTGCGCGCTTGGTCTTGGCTACAGCGAAGTAGCGGAACGCGTCAGCGGCGTGGGATGACCAGTCGTGAAGTGGCCGGTCTTTCCAGCAACCCTTTTTGTCGTCCCATTCCTTGCGGTAGTTTTCCAGGCAGGTGATGCCCTCTTCGCACTTAGCCTCGTCGAACGCACAGTGCGGCAGGATCTCGCGCACCTGGTCGATGCCGTCGTCCACGCCGATCTTTGGCACAACCTGGAAGGTCATCCGATAGTGCTGGCCGTCGATCTCGTAGCCCTCACGCGCCATTTCGCGCCGGGTCTTGGCATCGCTGCTGAATTCCCGGTTATCGATGTCGTGTGGCCCCCAGTGCTCGCCGTAGACGTATCCGCGATCCTTGAGCACCTTCATGTAATGGCGCAGGCCTTCACCGCTGTTCTGGTAGAAGTCGATGACGTGGTATTCCTCACCCACCATCCGGACGAACCAGATTGAGGTCGAGTCGCCCACGCCGATATCCCAGAACGTGTGAACTGGCTGATGGCTGTTGTCGGGCAACACACCGATGCGCTGGGCACCGTAGAGCTTGGTGAACTGCTTGGCGTAGTAAGCGCCCTCGATCGACTGCTGGAAGGCTTCGGCGGGTATCGACGGGTATTCCCGCTTCATGTCGTCGCCGAGCGTCTTCTCCTTGGCCGAGTACCACGCTCGCTGGCCTGGGTTCGTCGCGATCCCGTGCTTGGCCTGCAGCTCGTTGAAGTAGTTGGTCAGCCGGTCAGGAATGATGACTTCGGCTGGGTCCAGCCAGTACAGCGGGTTGCGCCACCAGCTGAAGAAGAAGAATTTCCAGTCCAACTTGCCCAGCGGAACGCCGGACAGCTGTTGCTTCTCAGCGCTCTGCGAGTAATCGAAGAAGTACCCCGCCCGCCCCTCTGCCGTCGACTCGATGGTAACGAAGCAATCGGCGGCAACCGCCTCGAATGCCCCGGTGACGATCTCTCTGGCCTTGTGGGGAAATTTGGCACAGATCTTCCCGAACTCGGATACGTGCAGATACCGTAGAGTCCCGCCCCGGAAGGATGTGGACACGTAGAGCGATCCGCCCTTGCTGAACACAAGCTCACCAGCAGCATCGTTAGAAGCAGGGTTGGCAGCGCGTATCTCCTTGGGAAGGTTGTCATACGCATACTTGATCTTCTCGCGGAACAGGCGCTTGGCGTCGTTCAGGGTGTGGGCGATCAACGCGCACTTGGCCGACTCGAACAGTGCGGCGTCGAGCTGGACAATGCAGACCAGCGTCGTGAAGCCCAGCTGGCGAGCCTTCAGGATGATGTTGCGGGTGTGCATGCCCTGGAAGTAGTCGATCTGCTCCTGCGTCATGCGGAAGCGGACCTTCTTCCCGTTCTTATCGGTGATGAAGTACAGGTTGTTCAGTCGCCAGAACCGATCCCTGAGCAGCTTCATGTGCTCGGGCTTCATGTCAGGCGTCCTTCGATAGTTCGTCCATCAGAGAGGCCAGGGTGTCGACTGTCTTGTCGCCTTCCTCGGTATCCAGGTTGTAGGCCTGACGTTCGCCCTTGATGACTTTGAGCTGCGCATCTACGCCGGCATTCAACGCACGGGAGAAGTCACCGATGTTGTCCTCGTCCACCGTCATCTCGGCCAGAGCAACAGACAGCTTGTCGGCTATTGATCGCCACTGAGCCAAGCCGACTCTATGAGCCAGCACAACAGACGCAGCCTGATCGGATGCCTCCTCGATGATTTCCGCATCGGTACGCGGCTGCGTACTTGGCGTGCGTACCGAGCTGCGTACCAGCTTGTCACGGGCCGCAGTATTGACTTGATGCGCAAGGTCACGGGTCCAGCCTTCCTTCTTGGCTCGCTTGCGTACCGCGCCCTCTGTAAGGCTGTTGTTCTCGGCTATTGCTCGCACCGAAAGCGACCCGGCCCGGTAGGCTCGTTCAATCGCCTCCCAGTCGGGTTGCTTGGTTGTCATTGGTAATCCTTAATCATCGGAACTCAAAAGAACATCAATCAGCTTCTGCTCACCCAGGCGCATCGCGCCCAGGCACTGGAGGTCGTCACACTTTGGGCCGAGACCGAACACGGTCACCTCACCTTTCGGTCCGATCAGCGTCAATGCGCCTACGGTGCACTCGGGATGCTCGCCAGCTTCAAGGTCGTCGGCGATCTTGCGTAGCGTCTTGGCCGCATCCCGCCACCCCTCACGCTTGAGCTCAACAATCTTCATGCGTTACTCCGCGCCACGAAATGGCAGTGTCTGATTCTGTGGCGCGCTACGGCGTCTGCCGCTCTACCGCCTCGTTGACCTTGTCGGCGGCCTTGCTGGCTGCCTCTGCCGCTTCGGTGGCCTTGCCGGCTGCACCCTCAACCTTTACGGCTGCATCGGTCGCGGTCTTGGCCAGCTTGTTGAGGCGCATGTCGCGCTGCACAGTGGCCTCGTCGTAACCACGGCGCACTTCAGCGACCTGGCCGCTGTACCAGCTGGCGAGATACCACTGCGACGCACCGAAGCCCAGCGCGAACGATCCGATCACCAAGAGCGAGGCAATGACCCACACCTCTACGCTGCGCCACCATCGGCGAGCGATGAAATCAATTGCGCATCTTTCCATCAGTTGATACCTCCGAGGCGCGAACGCAAGCGAGCTATCTCGTCACTCTGCGTGGTCACCTTGTCAGTGAGCTGGGCAACCTGGCTGGTCAGGGCTTCGATCTTCCCTTCCATCCGGCCTACAGCGGCAGCCAGCTCATTGCGCTCTTTGGCGAACTGGTCGGCACGGGCCTCGGCGTCTTTGCGAGCCTGGCGCTCAGAATCGAGCAGTTCGTTCAGCCTGCGGACAGTGCCGATATCGGCGTTGTCCATGGCACGGTCGGTCGCGTCCCTGGAGAGGAATTTCCTCAACCACAGGAAGCCACCCAGCAGGATTGTGCCCGTACCGCCCAGCCAGGTAGCTGTGCCTGGGCCAAGGTCGGTTGGGTCCATCTTTACTCCGGAATAAAAAGGGCCGTCAGGGCGGCCAATGAGGTGCGAGGTACGAAAGAGTCCCTCTCAAGTGGTGCATCGCCGAGGCGAGAGGCATGGAGGGCATAGGGGAAATCTGGACACAAAAAAAGCCCGGTTTTTAGGCCGGGCTCTAGGTGTTTCCTGAGCGAGTTGCCGTAGGCAAAATACTCAATATGGCAAAATGATGCCCTCAGCCGCACGGGAAGTCAAGCGGCTTCTCTCATCTGATAAATCACCGCTCCAATCGGGCTCAAAGCCATGCGATCCAGGTCCTCACAGCAGTCGAAGGACAGGCGCACGAAACACTCCCAATCCCGATCCCAATTGCACGATTCAAGCCTCACACCGAACTCACCCATCAGCCACGAACGAAACGCCTCCGGCTTGATCAGCGGATCGTCATTGGCCGACTGTCCGCCCTGGTGCATGTAGCGATATCGGCGCATCACGCCCTTCACCACATACTCGAGCTTTTCGCGCTTTGCGGCTGTCATGCGCTTGGACTTCGACATCACCATACCCAACACCACGCCTTCTGCAGCTTCGCGGATATCATCGTCACGGTTGGCCGCGTACATGTAATCGCCGAACACCCGGACCTGCGGGTGCAGCTTGGCGATTGCCGACTGGATGTGACCAGCTAGGGCGCTGTGCATCGCGTGGTTGGCCGTTGGGCCTCGTTCGGTGCTCTGCACTACCACGCCGAGCTGAACGACGTCAGAGGACTGTCCAGGGGCCGGTATGTAGGTGCAGTCATGCCACGCCTGACGTGCTGAGTGGATTTTCATGCTGCTTGCCCCTTTTTCAATTCTCTGGTCAGTGCCCGGTACTTGGCTGTGATCGCTTTCAACTCGTCGATGGTGTGCTTGCGCGGTTCGTGGTCAGCTTCAAGAGCCTCTACCGCCTCCAGCCCAATGCGCGCGATCAACCCAATGCGGAAACCCTGCGATACGGTCAACCCTTTGCGGGCGTACTTGGATGAACCTGCGTTGCAGCTTTTGCATTGCAACCAAATATTTTCAGGAACCATGCGCAGCTCTGGCCGGGCGCCCTTGCCGAGGAAATGGCCAGCATCGAAGCATCCGCCAGTCTTCCAGCCTTGCGCCGCCTGAATCTCGGCCTGGGTCTTGTCGCAACTGATGCACCCGCTGCCGATGGAAAGCTCGAAGGTGCGCCGATAATCGCGTACAGCCTTCTCTGCATCTTTGACGTGGTCCGAGCGACTTTTCAGGGCCTCTTTGCGCAACGTGATTTCGCGCCGCCCAACTTCGGCCAGGGCCTTGCCTGCGATGGCTCGGCCCTTTTCCGACTGGCCGTGAGCGATGGCGCAATCGATCTCTCCGCATACCGCCTGGCCCGCCCGGGCAGGCGTGAACATGACCCGGCACTCTGGGCAGCGCTTGCGGCGCGTGCTGCCGGATGTGAGCGGGGTTTTGCGTTGCAGCGGGGTGCGCTTCATGCCGCCACCTCCTTGGCTTTCTGCTGTTCTGGGGCGGAGTCACCGCGCAGGGGCATAAGGCTGCTTTGCTTAATCATCCATACGCCGCAGTCATCGAATCGTATGAACGCCGAAAGAGAACAATCGGCATCGCCCTCGTGGGTTTCGCCGAGGTACTGGTAGATTTCACGGTCATCAATCAGTACGCCCAATACTTCTACGCAGCGCCCAATATGCTGCGGAACACGGGATTTGATGACTAGAGCCATATCGCCCGGATTGAATTGATGGCTCATGCCGCCACCTCGCCCAGCAGATCGGAGAACACAACACCGTGGCGGCTGAAGTGCGCGACGATGCGGTCCGTGTACTGGATGCCCTGCGCACGGTTGAACAGGCTGGTCACCGGGAAGCCGTCCGGACCGAAGAGGTGGCAGCCTCCCATCATGTCGAGCTTCGACTCGTAGGGCAGATGGCGCATGACTCGATACCACTCGGCCTGGAACCCAGAATCCTCATTCAGCAGGATCTGCACGCCGATGTGCAGCTTGCAGTACTTGCGCGCCTCGCCCGGGTCGCCGACCTGAGTCATCTCGGAGATACGCTTGTACATGGCGAACCACAGTGCGTTCTGGTCGAGCGTGCGGCTCTTGCCAGCACGCATCGTCACCACGACGAACTTCTTGTCGCGGAACATCGTGGTCATGCGCGTGACGGCTTCGGTGAGCTTGGATTGGCAGTTCACGCTGATTTTATCGGTCATGAGCCACCCCCAAGAACGAATACGCTTCACGGCCGTTATGCAGAACCTTGGCGGTGTTGAGCAGGGTTAGGAGTTGCTCCCAGGTGAGGATCATTGGGAGGCCTCCGAATCCATTGCGGCATCAAGCTCCGAGTAATCTGGCCGAGCCGGAGGATATGCATCAGCCGTCATAGCTTGATCGATTGCGGCACGCAGATTCTCGTTGTAGTTCTCGCCAATTACTCGCTCAAATGGCTTGTCCATCCAATGGCCGACCACTTCGACGCCTGATGTGTAATCGCCCGAATCCGCCATAGCCTCACTGGAGTGACGGACGTCCCAGAAATTACCCTCCAACGCGTCAAGTCGATCCTTGTCCTTACGCAGCGCCTCGCACTCAGCCCTCAACTCAGCATTCACCCGCTCGTAAGCTTCGTAGCCGGTCTTGAGGCCTGCCAGCTCGGCGCGAAGATCTTCAATCAGTCGCTTGGAATGCCGGGCCAGCCGCATTGGGCACTTCAATTCGGCAATCAGCTCCAGTACAGCGCCCGGATCTTTCAATGCCTGATGGTATTCCCAAGCAGCTTGCGTGGGCTGCCAGTCTGAAGGGTCGTCACGCACAGCCTTCGCCAGCGCTTCCAGCTTTTCGATATCGACAGTCATGACAGCAGCTCCTTGGGCACGCTTACGGTTTCGCCAAGTACGGAGGCGACGATGGCGCGGCAGGTGGCAACAAGCGCGGAGCTACTGCCAGACTCATCTTCTCCATCAAACGTTTCGTATCTGGCGTTCCATCCGGAGGCCGAGAACATCCAGCCAGCGAACCAGCTATGCCCGTCTCGGCTTCGCTCAAGGCGGATGCCGTGCTTCTCGATCAGCGGCCCGCCCTGGCTCCAACTTGTCGAAGGCCGGTAATTGCCCAGCAGTCGGCCATCAACGACGGCGTGCGGATAAGCGCCAACGAGTGCCAGCTCGACGCCCTCGACCTTCGCCACAGCCCAGTCCAACGCCGCGCCAACCAGATCGGCCGTCTTCACTTCTACGAATTCACTCATGCCAGTCTCTCCGCTGATTCCGCGATCAATGCCATGCGCTCAAGGCGCTGCTGGGCCTGACTGTTCAGGTTCATACCGTCGGCCTCGTCTACCACTGGCATGCATACGAATCGGATGCCGGCCTTGGCGTAGGCGCTGGCCAGTTCGAGCGCCTGGCGCAGTTGTGCTGGGTTTGCGCGGTTCATGGCTTCACCTTCAGGCCAGCGTTTTCGATCCAGTAAACGCAGATGTCGCGGACCTCTTGCGGAAGTCGCATCGACAAATCCTTAGGCAGGTCGATTACAACGGCCTCGCGGGAGGCCTTCCAAGATGCCTCCCAAGCCGATTTCATGAATACGTTGCACATGTCAGAAGGGATTCCGTAGAAGTGCTCCATCGCTTTAATCATTTGCTCGTTGTTCATTGTCCCGCCCTCCTGCCAATTCTCGCCAACAGCAGAGCGCGCGCTGATGCTGCGTCTACCGGGATTCCTTGTTGAATGATTCGCGCCTGTACCGCCTGCTCGGCCTGCTCTTCGGCCAGTTCCAGCTCGGTCTTCTGGCTGTCATGGCCGATGCCGGTCAGGATCTTGCCGTCGAGTGGTTGCCCGGCCTGGGCGCGGCGGATCACGATCGTGTAGTTGTGCTCGAAGCGCTGGCGCAGGCCCTTGTCTTCCTGCTTGGCTGAACGCAGGTCGAACAGGCCGGTGGCAATGGCCGCGATCTTCACGCCTTCGTGGCTGTACAAGCCCATCAATGCCTCCATCCATGCGTCAGCGCTCGCTGGCAGGCCGAACGCCTCAGGTCCAGGCGTGCACCATCCTATGAACTGGCCGACGCTTGGAGCGAACGGTGAGCCGCTTTTACGGCACTGCTCGATTCCGTAACGGATCTGCTCGATCTTGTTTATGCCAGCGGCCATGAAGCCCATCGTCCAGTTGCGCATTGCGGCAGCCTTGGCCTTGTCGTCTGGCCATGCCTGCTTGTGCGCCGGGAAGATGGCCTGCAGCTGACGAAACAGGCGCTCAACGACTTCGCCAGTGGCGTCGTCCACAACGCCCAGCTGCGTGCAGGTCTGCGCCGAGGCCTGATAAGGGGCGGCGGTGCCAAGTGCCCGTGCAGCACCGGGGATCATCTGAGTGACGTTTTTCATAGGTCATCACTCGTATCGGTGCGCCACGACTTGTCGTAGAAGTCAGGACCCTGAGCCTTGGCAGATGCCTTGGCGCCCGGCAGGACCTTTTCAGGGAACAGGCCGGTCCAGCCGTTGCTGATGGACTGGTTGATCACTGCGTCAGCGTCGTGGTGGCCTGCCAGGGTCTTGGCTTGGCGTGCGCAGGTGGTGGCGGTCAGGGTCTTGCGGATCTCCTTGCGGTGTTGGCACCAGTCCGCCCATGCAGTGGAGCTGACATTGGTTGGCTTGGCAGTCAGTGGGTCGAACTTCTCAGCCTTCGCTTTTTTGCGAGAGGGAGCGTCAGCGACCGGCTCTGTTACTGGTTCAATGACTGGTTCAAAAGAGTGACTGGTTCTGGTGCTTTCTGGGCCTACAGGGGGTGTAGGCTGTGTGCCTACACCTGTGCTTTTTGGGCCTACAGGTGTGCTGTTTGTGCCTACACCCCCAAGGGTCAGAAAATAGAGGTTTGACGAGTTGCCTTTCGGGCCGTCGCGGTTCTCAATTCTCAGCAAACGCTGCTCTTCCAGATTCTTGATGTGGCGGCGCACAGTGCTACGGTCGATCTCGCACTGATCAGCGATGTGCTGGTAGGAAGGCCAGCACTCACCCATGTCATTGGCGTTGTCGGCCAGCTTGATCAGGACGAGCTTGCGCAGCGGGTTGCCTACTCTGGTCTTCATGGCCTTGACCATAAGCTCCATGCTCATTGCCGGGCCTCCAGCTGGTACTGAGCCCACAGACCGGCAATCCAGTTGACGCCCTTGGGGGTGAATTTGGCTTGATTGAATGCATGGCCCGCGTCACTGGTGCCGGTCTTCACCTGGAAGCGGCCAGCGTCGACGTGACTCTGGTAGGCCTGCCACTCGCCGCCCATGCGGTACATGATCCGGCGATCAAGCAGGAACTCACGGAAGCGGGCCTCATTAGCACCCAGCAGCTTTGCGGTTTGGCGGAAGCCCTTGAGCCCGGTGCACTCGACGTACTTGTCGACGAACTCGGCTTTGGGCGCAGCGATGGCCAGGGCCTGATTGGCGGCCTGCTGCAGCTCGAACTGTTCCGCCCAGGCGCGGGCGGCTGCGGCAGGATTGGAGAAGTCGGGCAGGGTGGCGATGACTCGGCCACCTTCCAGCTCGCGCCAACGCTTGATCACAGCCATGCGCATTGCAACGCTGTAGCCGGTGAGGAGGCAGTCGGTATGCTCCCGGTCGAGCAAGTATTCAGTCTGCTGACGGTTCATGCTGTCCAGATAGATGTGCGCAAAGCTGCTCACATCTTCTTGAAGCTCTGACGCCATGGACTGAATGTCACGCTTCACATCAGGGTGGCGCTTGCCAGTCAGATCGGCAATTTCACGCGATGACATCGTGCGCGCCACGTTTTGCGAAGGTGCAATTTCGTGGCGCGGACGGTCAGAGTTGACGACGTGTTGGGAAATGGGCATTATTCGCTCCAGTACGTTGTTGCAAGCGTTGTAAAAAGAGCCGGGATTGCGCCCCGGCTTTTTTGTGCCTGCGATTTGGTGGTTGGGTTTTTCATTCAGCAGTTCCTCAAGAGTCCCTCAGGGGCTAATCAGCCCTTCGCCCTAGCGACCTGACCTTTCCCCTGCTTGGGGGCGGTCGTGACATTCGGTCCAATTCCTTGTTGATGATTTTTGCTGCCAGCTCCTCGGGGGATATCCCTTCCCGCTCCGCCAGCAGCGCCAAATTGCTCAGTCCGATCCCGTCAAGCTGGACATCCAGCTGTTTTCTTTCAGGCACAGGGCCTCCTCGGCAACTTCAGGCCACATCAGTCTTTGCGGTAAGCTCTTCCATCATCTGGTTCAGCCCGCGCTCGAGGATCTCGCGAGCCAAAACGGCTTTCTGCGTGCGCTGATACCTGGCCATAGCGGTCAGCAGGTCGTCGGCCACTTCATCCAGGCGGACTTTGGTGGGCTTGTCGTGCATGTGGCTCGGATCAAAGTGCATCGTTTGTCTCCAGTGGCTGATGAATGGGTTTAAGCGGCTGATTGGTTTGAAATTGGTTCTGGCGGAAAAACGTCGTCAAGGGTTGCGCTCGCGCCATGGTTGTTGAGCGCAGCCACGATCCGACGGCACTCATCCAGCGGAGGCTTGCGGCGCCCGCTTTCGTAGTGGGCAATCGCGCCCTGAGTCAGGCCGATCAGCCCGGCAAGAACTGCCTGGGTTACGCCGACTTTTTCGCGGATCGTTTTCATGTTGGACATAGGGTTTCTCCATACTCTTGCCGCGATATTACTTTGTGTAATGAAAACCCGCAATAGTCATTACACCCTGTCACTGGCACCAATCAATACAGGCAGTAATCATTCGCGCATGAAAAAATGGTACGAACTGGCAAAGGCCAGAATGAAAGAGCGCGACATAACCCAGGAAGCCTTGGCCGAGCGCATGGGCGTGACCCAGGGCGGCGTGGCTCATTGGTTAAGCGGCAGGCGCGAGCCTTCGCTGACAGTGATCAATGACGTGCTTGAGTTCCTGGACCTTCCTAAAATGGGCATGATCACCAGCCAGAGCGCAGCGCCAGAGTCAAACCTTGAGCTGCTCGGAGAGCTTTCTCTATGGGATGACAGCGATCCTGTAGACGATGATGAGTGCGAAGTGCCTTACTACGCGGAGGTTGAATTTTCCGGCGGGGACGGAATGACAGAAGTGGTTGAGGTGTCGGACAGGAAACTGAGGTTCAGCAATGCAACGCTGAAGGCCGCTGGCGTGGACGGTAGCAGCGCCGCTGTGGCCAGAGTCAAAGGTCGAAGCATGGAGCGGCTGATCATGGATGGCGCCGCCATAGGCTTTGATATGAGCGACACATCCATAATTGATGGCGAGATATACGCTTTCAATCATGGCGGCATGCTGCGGGTGAAGTACCTCTACCGGCTTCCTCAGGGCTCCGTGCGCATCAGCAGCGAAAACGATGGCGAATATCCTGACGAGATAATGACCGCTGAGAAATGGCGGGAAGAGTCTCGGATGCTGGGTCGCGTCTTCTGGTGGTCCACGGTCAGACGATCACCGAAAAAGAAATAGACCACCTCCTACAAGCAGCCCGGCCTATCGCCGGGTTTTTTGTGCCTGCGATTCGATGCGAAGGGTCGGCCGGGCTGGATTATTACGCCTGCCAAAAATAATATTACATTTAGTATTGACGATGATTATTACATACCGTAATGTTCACTCCATCGAGACGCGAAACAGCCCCTCAACAGGCCCAGCGGATCGAAGACACGACTGGTGAAGCCGCCAGATAGTCAGGGGTCAGCGAAAGTGACCTCCCAGCCCCCGATAAGGGTCCCGACTGGAACCAAGTTCTTTGACATACAGATTCAATCCCGCGACCGACGCCAGTAGCGGGTCGCGGTGCAGTACCCACAGATTTACTGATGCCGCTTCTATGAGGCGGCATTGGAAATCAACGGAGGGACTGAAATGCTCAACATCAACGAAGACGCACTGAAAACTGCAATTGTGGCTCAGGTGGCAGACCAACTGCTCAGCGAGGACGCGGACATTTCCGGGCTCGTCGCGAAGGAAGTAAAAAAGCGAATCGACAAGATCTTTGACGATCGAGTAACAGCCCAGATTCAGAAGGCAATCGACGATACGGTCAGCGGATCGTTCGAGCGCGAATATCGCCGAGTCAATCAGTGGGGCGATCAAGAAGGCCCTTCCACAACCCTGCGCAAAGAACTGGAAAAGACGGTGACCGCCTACTGGAACGGCAAGGTAAATCCTGGTGACGGCAAGCCAGCGACAAGTGACTACAACTCGGTCACCCGCGCTCAGTGGTTGATGACGAAGATCTGCGCTGAGGACTTCACCAAGCAGATGCAGACAAGCGTCAATACCGTGACAGGGGCGCTCAAGGATGGATTGCGCAACCAGTTGGCGAGCCAGATGGACGCAATGCTGAACAACCTATTCCACATCAAAAGCCTGCAAGACCAGGGCAAAGTCGAAAAGCCCTATTGAACAACCAGCGCCAGCGTCAGCCTGACGAAAACTGCCCGATCCTCTCTATGAGAGCGCATCGGAGGTGGTCTTCAGTCCCGAAAGGGTCTAAGGGCGTCGAGCTGAAAGGTAATGCCACGCGGCCCCAAGGGGCGACACATGCGGCGTGGTTCCTGATCGGGCGGTATGAACCCTGCCCGACGGAAAGGCGGACCTGGCCTCAGCACTGAAGATCACCTCCGATGCGGACGAAACTGCGGCCTATAACCGCCCACCTGCATAGCCTCCGCCAATTTGCGGCAACCAACCAGAGCATGTGCCATGTAAAACGACAGCGCGCCGAGGCCTTCCATCTGCGGCACAAACTCAGATGCACCAACAAAGCCCGACAAGTTCGGGCTTTTCTACACCCCCGAACCTCTCCGACTGAACCCTCTCCGGTGCCTGTATGGCCTCTAGCCGTTCTTGAGTGTTCAGTCGAAGGGGTTCACCAACGCCATGCGCCTCGGAGGCAATCATGAACGCAGCAGCAAAGGTGTTGCCTCCTACAGGCACTCCGCATATCCCGCTTACCAATCCCCAGCGTCTCTGGATCGAGAACAGCGCAGACCTGCTAGTTCAGGGCGCTGACATCAAGGTCAAGCGGCGCGGACACCCCGCGCGGTCGGTGACTCACGCAGAGTACCTGACCGCCCTGCAAGACCACCTGAACCAGCGCCAGATCGACGGTGAAGACCGGGAAGACCTGTTTGCACAGTTGGTGCTGGGCAACTTCTTCGGCAGGGCCAGCGGCTCTCTGGCGGGTTACTTGATAGGCGCCGGGCATCCGCGCGGCAAGCTTTTTGAAATTGCAGAGGGCCTTTTGCGGCCCCTTGCGGCGGACGGTGTCATTGCTGATTTCGAGGATGCCGAACTGTGACCATCAGCGCGCATGTCCTCATCGACAAGATGCTGGATGCCATCGGCGAATACGACAGCCTCGACCCTTCCGGCGTTGAGGCTATGGCCCAGATCACCGCCCACTTCATGAGTGGCGCAATCACCCTCGAAGAATTCAACCATTACTGCGCCCGTCAGCGGAAAGCTGTTCTGTGTGCGCCAAGGAGAGCGGCATGACGATTGACTGGAGTAAGGCGCCGGAAGGCGCAACGCATCTAACTTTGCCAAACAGCCCAAATCAGTGCCCCGTGTTTTGGCGCGTAGCAGGTAGCAAAGCGCTGGAAGCATGGCCCGTGGAAAACGATTTTTCCGTTGTTCGTGACCATTTCCGATACGGGGCGGACGGTTGCCCATCGTTCATTGACAGGTTGGCTATACCAAAGCCGGCACCATGGGCTGGCGAAGGCCTTCCGCCTGTCGGGATGGTGTGCGAGTTCGCTGGATTCAATCCAGATGAAACGACATTTGATGATCCAGTAGTTGGCGACAAGATCACGGTGATCGCCCACTACCTAAGCGGATGTGTTCAGGTCGCCGCGTTCACCTATAACTGCGCCGCAAACCTCGGCTCTTTGAATGTTGCTCAAGGTGCTCATGGCTGCTTTCGCCCTCTCCGCACATCCGAGCAGATCGAGGCGGATCAGAAGAAACAGGAGGTTCAGGAGCTGATGATAGTTTTGGGCTCCGTGGAATCCGCCGCTTACAAAGACATCGCCATCGCGATCCAGCAGGCAAATTTCCGCAAGCAGGTGTCGCAATGACCACGGCCATCGTGAAATCCCTGATCGACGAGAATCTCGACGGCGTGAAAGCCCGAGCTCACGTCCGCGGAACGATCACCTACCCCGTCGGCATGCGAGTCGCAGACCTGCCCTACCCGATCAAAGCTGACTGGCTCAAGCGTCGGCCGTTGGGTGCCCGGTCATGACACGCAAGCAGCGACAGCTGCGCATCTACACCTGGCGAGGCTCATTCGTAGTCCTGACCCTTGTAACTGCCTGGATGCTCGCCAGCGCCTACGCCTCGCACATCACGCAGTAACCCCTTCCCTATTCAATCGCAGCGCCCCGGCAACGGCATGGCGCAAGGAGCAACCATGTCTGAAGCACAGCAAGTCATCACCATCGACGACATCAGCGCCGACAACGCGCCGGCGATTTACGTCACTGGCGGCCTGAATCAGTTCCTCCAGGCTGTCACCGCTGAGGTCACCGCCGAAGTGCCGGACCTGACCACCCGCAAGGGTCGTGACCGCATCGCCTCTCTGGCCGCCAAGGTCAGCAAGTCGAAAACCGCCGTCGAGAAGCCGGGCCGCGATTACCTCAAGCGCCTGAAGGAAATGCCGAAGGTCGTCGAGACCGAGCTGCGCGAGTTCGTAACCAAGATGGACGCACTGCGTGACACTACACGCAAGCCGCTGACCGACTGGGAGGAAGCGAACGACAGGCGGATTGACGCCCACAACGACGGCATCCAGCGCATCAAGGACATGGCGGTGTTTGCCGAGACGCCGACCGCTGCGCACGTCGCCCAGATCATTGCCGATCTGGAGCTGGTGGAAATCAACGACAGTTGGGAAGAGTTTCTGGCGGAAGCGGCCCAGGCCAAAGACCGCTCACTGGCGACACTACGCACCCTTCTGGCAGACCGCACCAAGCACGAAGCCGAGCTGGCGGAGATCGCAAAGTTCAACGCCGAGAAGGCTGAGCGCGAGCAGAAAGAGCGTGACGCCGAGATCGCCCGCCAAGCCGTTGAGCGTGCGCAGCGTGAAGCCGAACAGAAAGCACAGGCCGAGCGCGAAGCGGGCGCCCGGCGTGAGCAGGACTTGAAAGACCAGGCAGAAGCCCAGCAGCGCGCCGCCGAGCAGAAGCTGCGGGATGCTGAGGCGGAGGCCGAGCGCCAGCGTTTGCAGATCAAGCTGCAGCAGGAGAAGTCCGAACGTCAGAAGCTTCAGGCTGAGCAGGATCGCATCGCAGGCATGCAGCGTGCCGAGAGCGAGCGCGTCGCCGCCGAGCAGCGCCAAGCCGAAGCAGTAGAGCGTGCACGGCTGGCCGAGGTGAAGCGGCAGGCCGACGCCAAGGCCGAAGAACTGCGCCAGCAAAAAGCCCGCGAAGACGACAAGGCACACAAAGCCTCAATAAACCGTGCAGCGCTGGAAGCATTCATTGCTGGTGGCATGCCAGAAGATTGCGCCAGGCAAGCGGTCACTCTGATCGCTCAGCGCAAGATCCCCAACATCAGCGTTCAATACTGAGGTTCACATGAGCACAGCAATCATTATGCCGGAGCAGCGCAATACAGGCGTTGCCTCGGCACGGCCGCAGGTCGACACAAGCCTGCTGGCAGTCATCAGTCGCGCCGCCGCCGACCCATCTTGCGACATCGACAAGATGGAGCGCCTGATGGCTATGCATGAGCGCATGCAGGCACGTGACGCCGAGGCTGAATTCAACGCCTCGATGGCAGCCATGCAAAGCGATATACCCAGTATCGCAGAACGCGGCGCGATCACCGTCAACGGTCAGGTGCGCAGCAACTACGCGACCTTCGAAGACATCAACGATGTGATCAAGCCGATCATGCAGGGCCACGGATTCGCGATCACGTTCAAGGTTGAGAACGTTCCGGGCGGCATGACAGTGACTGGCATCCTGATGCACAGGGCAGGTCACCGGGAAAGCACCAGCATGTTCATCCCGCTCGACACCAGCGGCAGCAAGAACGCTGTGCAGGCAGTCGGGTCATCCACCAGTTACGGCAAGCGCTACGTCATGAGCGCCCTACTCAACCTCACCACTCGCGGTGAAGACGACGACGGGCATGCTGCGGTGCCAACAGCGAACATTACAGCAGTGCAGGTGCTTGGCATCAACGCCCTACTCGCCCGCTGCACCGAAAAAACTCAGGATTGGTTCGTCGGCGAATTCGGAACTGCCGAGTGCGTTCCGAAGGCGCGCCATGATCTGCTGGTCGGTCAGCTGAACAAAGCGATCAAGGCCGCTGAAGCCGCAGCTGCTGCAGAAGCCGAATCATCAGCTTTGGCTGACCAGGGGTCGCCATTATGAGAATCGTCACCGATATCCAGCAAGGCACACCTGAATGGCTGGCCCTGCGTCTGGGCATCGTCACGGCGTCCGAGTTGGAATGCTTGCTGGTAAACGGCAAGGGCGAGGCTGGCTTCGGCGTAGCAGCATTCACCTACATGGATCAGCTCATCGGTGAGCGCATCACCGAGGAGGCGGCAGAGCTGCCCTTTCAGACGAAGGCCACAATCAGAGGCCATGAACTAGAGCAGGTCGCACGCGGGCTTTATGAGGCACGCGAAGAGGTCAGTACCCGCGAGGTAGGAATCATCCTTAACCACGGAATCGGGTACTCACCTGACGCGCTGGTCGGCGATAAGGGCCTAACGGAAATCAAGACGAAGCTGCCTAAGTTTCAGGTTGGCGTGATCCTGGCTGGCGAGGTTCCTAAGGAACACGTAGCGCAGTGCCAGGGCGGCCTGTGGGTGTCCGAGCGAGAGTGGATCGACTTCATCAGCTACTGGCCGGGCATGCCACTTTTCGTCAAACGCCTGTACCGGGACGAGGCGCTGATTCGCAAGATCAGCGAGCGCGTCAAAACCTTTTACGAAATCCTCGACGAGCGCATGAATCGCGTTCTCGGCATCGCCGCATAGGAGGGCTCATGGCTCGCGGAGTAAACAAAGTCATATTGGTCGGCACATGCGGCCAAGACCCCGATGTTCGCTACCTGCCTAACGGTAACGCCGTGACCAACCTGAGTCTGGCAACCAGCGAACAGTGGACCGACAAGCAGTCCGGCCAGAAGGTCGAAAAAACCGAATGGCACCGAGTGTCGCTGTTCGGGAAGGTGGCGGAAATCGCCGGGGAGTATCTGCGCAAGGGTTCGCAGGTCTACATCGAAGGCAAGCTGCAAACCCGCGAGTGGGAGAAAGACGGCATCAAGCGCTACACCACGGAGATTGTGGTGGATATGCAGGGCACGATGCAGCTCTTGGGCGGAAGGCCTCAGGAAGGTCAGCAGCAGGGCCAGCGCCCCGCGCAGCAATCACGTCCAGGCAATCAGGACGGCGCGGCACGGCAACAGCCACGGCAGCAGCAGGCGGCGCCACAGCCGGCCGCCGACTTCGATAGCTTTGACACCGATATCCCTTTCTGACCCCGCCATGAAGTGAGGCGCCAATGAGGCACTGTAAGAAGTGTGGCGCTCATAAATCCGATGATGATTTCTACCCGAAGCGCTCATCCTGCAAGGAGTGCGTTAAGGCAAACGTTCGCGCAAATTACAGCGTAAACCGTGATCAATACCGGGAATATGAGCGGAGACGAGCATCGCTGCCTCACAGGATTGAGGCAAGAGAAAGCTATGCGGCAACCGATGAGGGCCGGAAGCGCTCAACGCTGGCTAAGCGGGCCTACATAGAGAGAAACGCTGACAAGAGGCAGGCCCACATCATTGTCGATAACGCTGTCAGGCGCGGAAAGCTTTGGAAGTCACCGTGCTGCACATCTCCCGGCTGTTTCAGCACTGAAAATATCCAAGGACATCACACCCACTACAACGAACCGCTATGCGTGGTATGGCTCTGCTGTGCCTGCCACGCCCGGCTGCACCGCGAGCATGAATCGCGGCACTGCGCTGCGGCATAGGAGCCTAAAAATGATTTCACTGGAACTGAGCATGGTCCGGCACAACAGTGCCGAATCCGCCCGCCTGGCTGAAGCGACCGAGGCGTACATGCGCAGCGGTGGTGTGATTCACGAACTGAGCATCACCCGCGGCGTTTCCCTGTCCTTCAATGCCGAGACAATCGCCTACGGATACAAGGCCAGCCCGGCCGATCACGAACGCAAGGCGCGGGAATCACTGGAGCTGGAGCTTCGAACAGCAGAGAAGTTGAGGGCCTATGTAGGCCTCGGCTTGAAGCAGGCGTCGGCCGATCTGGGTATCAGCGCTAAGCGCCTGGGGCATATCGCGGCGGAGCACGGGATTGTCTTTGCCGTCGCCAAGCCTTCATCAGCTTTGGCAGAAAAGCGAGCAGCCGAGGCATTGATTGCGCCGGATATCGCCCGTCGATTTGCCGAGAAATCGACTCAGCAGGATGTGATCCGGGAGTTCGGATTATCGCCTGATCGACTGCGCAGGATCGCAAAGGAACACTCTATCGTACTGCCTGGCGCCGTGAACGAAGAGGCCGACCGACAACTGATTCCACGCATTGAAGCGTTCCGGGACCTGGGCATCCCGCGCACGACATGCGCCAAGCGGCTCGGGATCAATCAGAAGACCCTGCTGCGGATACTCGATACCTACGGCGTCAGCTATCCGGTGCGCTCTTGATCAGGCGGCTGTCTGCAAAGGTCCGCCGCAACAGGCGCCGAACAATTTCACTTGCCGCCCAGCGGCTACACGGAGCTGATAAATGGCCCTGACCCAGAAACAGCGGAACGAGCGGACGGCGCTCAAGCGGCAGAAGGCACAGGAAGAGGAATTGCGGCTTAGGGTGCGGCCGGGAACGAAGCAGGCTCTGCAAGAGCTGATGGAGTGGGCGGAGATCGATGAGCAGGGCGAGGCGCTGACTCTGATGATTCACCACCTGCACAACCTCGGACCTGGCGGCGCGCTGCCGCTGCTTGAAATCCCGCGCCACGAAATCACAGTTTCGAATATCGTGGCGCTGGAGTTTCACCGCAAGAGCATGCTGATGATTCAGCAGGACCCAGGTGACGAGATAGTCATACCGGTCTAGAAATAGTTGATACCGCTGTACTCTCAGCTAGACGGCACATCCAGTGCATTAGAAGATCGTAGGTCATGGCACCTTGCCCTGAGTTCCTCCAAAAATCCTCTGCAGTCTCCGAATACTCCTGCAGCAAACTCCCATCCGATTCGTAAACCCCAAGCAAGCAGGTATCGAAATGATGCTCAACCTGTCCAATTCCGACAGTCGAGAACTTGCCGTTATCGTGCACGAAATTCTTGATTTCAGCATTTGGGTAGTTAGTTATGAACGATTGATATGCGGGTCCCCTTTGTAGCTTCATTTCCACTCCTTGATCCGGCTCCATGCCGGTCATCATCTATAGCTCACCCCCAACCTATTTGCCACCACCGGACACGGAGGGCGGCGCACGCCTGGAGAAAGACCATGACATTCCTTGCTCGAGTAAACCCGCGGTACTTCGCTGCCATCCACCAGTGCGCAGCCAAAGGCGATGTTCGTTACTACCTCAACGCCGTTCACATTGAGCGCCACGCCGAGGGCGGTGTCGTGATCGTTGCAACCAATGGCCATTTCTTAGGCGCTATCCATGACCCGGAAGGCTGGATACACCCTGAGCAGCAATCAGTCCTGATCGGCTCTGTTTCAAAGCGACTGCTTTCGTCGTGCATGGCTCGCAAAGGCGCTGACGATATGCCGCCAGTCAACCTCTGGATCGCTGATAAATACTCGGTGGTTTCAAGCCTGGTGGAAGTAGACCAAGAGCCCGAACTTTTCGCCGACTACGCGCACCTGACAGAAAAAACTGAGCTGGTAGACGGCCGTTTTCCAAACTGGCGCCGGGTAATGCCGTGCATCAGCAAGCCACTTGAGAATCAAATGCCCTGCCTGAATGGCGAATATCTTGAGGCATTCAACAAGATCGGTGTGATGCTCTCGGGTCAAAAACGGTTCGCTGGCGGAGGGATTCACCTCGAGGCCAGCCAGGATGACGCTTCGGTTGTCGTCAGGTTCAGCAGCTGCGACCTGCTGGAGAAGTTCGTTGGAGTAGTCATGCCAATGCGCGCAGACAAGATCGAAACCATTCTGCCGGCTTGGGCAATGTCCGAGGCTGAAGCCGAGCGAAAAAAAGAAGCCGAAGCCAAGGCCGCTTAAACCAGAACCCCCACCAAATTCAACGACTCACGCCACCCCGGCGAGGATGAACTATGTCCGCTCACCAGCAATACCCGCCCCTGCAGTACGGCAGCGTTTGCAGCGGCATTGAGGCCGCGACCGCAGCGTGGCACCCGCTGGGCATGGAACCGGTGTGGTTCGCCGAGATTGAACCCTTCCCCAGCGCCGTACTGGCCCACCACTACCCTCGCACGCCGAACCTTGGCGACATGACCAAGCTCGGGGCCCTGGTCCTGGCTGGCAAGATCAAAGCGCCGGACGTGCTCGTAGGCGGAACGCCGTGCCAGGCGTTCAGTGTGGCCGGCATGAGGCAGGGCATGCTCGACCCGCGCGGCGCCCTCACCATCAAATATGTGGAGCTTGCAGATGCAGTTGACCATGTTCGAACCAGTCGAAACCAACCCGAAAGCATCATCGTCTGGGAGAACGTCCCCGGTGTCCTTTCCGACAAGGGCAACGCCTTCGGATGCTTTCTTGGCGCGCTTGCTGGGGAAGACTGCGAGCTGCAGCCTCCAGGGAAACGGTGGCAGGACGCTGGTTGTGTGTATGGACCCAAAAGAACAATCGCGTGGCGGATCTTGGACGCCCAATATTTCGGCCTGGCCCAACGACGCCGCCGTGTGTTCCTTGTCGCAAGTGCTCGAGCAGACTTCGATCCCACCGCAGTACTTTTTGAGCGCGAAGGCGTGCGCCGGGATACTGCGCCGCGCCGAGGCGAGGGGCAAGACGTTACCGCAACCCTTGCTGCACGCACTTCAGGCGGAGGCGGTTTAGGGACGGATATGGATTTGTCGGGGGGGATTCAGATCACTGCGCCGCTAACAACGAATCCATACGGCGACCATGAGAGCAGAGAAAGCCTGCTGGTGGTCGCCGGTACGCTTCAAGCCAACGGAAAAGCTGCTGGCAGTGCCACGCAGCAGGATGCGGAGTCTGGTCTGCTGGTCGTTCACGGCACTCAAGACCCCAGCTATAGCGATTCCCTGGCTTTTGCTCTCGGCCGGAACAGCGGGCAAGAAAACGTCCTTGCCTTCAGCTGCAAAGATCACGGCACCGACGTTGGCAATGTTGCTCCGACGCTGCGTGCAATGGGACACGGCGCCAGCCATCCAAATGCAGGCGGCCAGGTAGCGGTGGCGATCACCCAGTTTGGTGATAGAGCCGGCACACTCACTGCGCGCCATGATTCCAGCCCATGCGCTGATCGCGGCATGAATGTGGTGTCGGTCGCTTTGCGCGGCAGGGATGGTGGCGCGACCGCCGAGATTGGAGATGACATCGGCAACGCGCTGCGAGCATCCAGTGGCGGCGGCGACAAGGCGCACGCGCTGGTCAACTCATCGGTACGCAGGCTTACACCGCGGGAATGTGAGCGACTGCAGGGCTTCCCTGACGACTACACACGCATTCCTTGGCGCGGCAGGGTCTTGGGCCTATGCCCGGACGGTCCGCGCTACAAAGCGATCGGTAACAGCAAGGCCGTTCCAGTCGTGCGCTGGATCGGCATGCGAATACAGCAACAGCTCTAACATCGAAGGCATAGGAGTACATCTGTACTCCACCTGCAAAACCCGCTGCATCCCCCATAAATTCAATGTCAGCCGCGTGTGCGGCAAGGACGAAGTCATGCCCGAAGAAAAGTTGATAGGCCCTGTCGAAGTCACTCGCGACGAGGACGGCTACTGGTATCACCCAGGAATCCCGGATTTCGATGAAGACCATGCCGCCTACAAAGCCTGGCTTGATAGTCAACAGCTGAAGGTGGTCGGCTGGCACATGGACTCCGACCTCGAATCGCACCCCTACTGGGAGGAAGGCGCAGCCAATTGCCTGGGCTGGGAACCGGAGAAGCCACCGTCCTACGACTGGTTTCTGCTCGGAATTTTTGATACCGAGGATGGCCCGTATGTTCAATGGGCAAGCAGAGAACTGAATACCGCCCTGAGCAAAGCCTAACCCCCTTCCCTACAGAGCCTGCCGGCGATCGGCGGGCGAGGTATCGCTATGCGCAATGAAAAAATTGTGATGTTCAATTCCCCAGAAGCGGCCAGCTTTCAAACCGTTAGCGGCTGGGTCGACTCAAACGGACGGTTCTGGGGGCAGGACGAAGACCAGGCCCGCTACTGCGGGTCGACGCACCGGCACTGCAAAAACAATCCAGCGCACCCGATCCACGAAACGAACAGCTACTGCAAAGTCTGCCGAGAAGAGCGCATGGATGAGCGTTTCTTGAAGATGGAGATCAAAGATTGGGCGGACGAGCCGCTGGTTATATACGACGGCGACACATATTTCTTTGATGCGGACGCACTACGGGATTACCTACTTGAGTCCGAAGAAGATCCTGAAAAAGTTCGGCTTTGTATATGTGAGCCGAATATGCCTCGCGAAATCGACCCGGCAGATTACTTCTGCGATGACCTGCCAGAAGATGGCGAGCTGAACGACGACCAGCTTATGGCTGCGTTCGATCTGGTTAACGAGATGATCCGCAAGTCCGGGCCTTTATCTTGGTCTCAAGGCGATCATGTCGCGCGCCTTCCCCCGAAGTTCATTGCAGAAATCAAAGCTCAGCGGGCTACCGCCGAATAACCCCTTCCGCCGCCCAGCGCGGCCCGGAGCAGTACCTCTATGGCAAATAAATCTGCCGCCCAGGTAGCGCCAATCCTGCCCCGGTTCATCCGGGCAGGTGATGCCTACGGCTATCTGGGCATGTGTCGTGATGAATTCAACAAGACCGTGCGCCCAAACGTTCGGGAATTTCCCATTGGAAAACAAGGCGTCGGCTTTGATCGGCTGGAGCTGGACGCGTGGGCGGATGCCTACGTCGAGAGCAAGGCGATTGAAAAGGCAGCCAATCAGGATAACAATCGGCCCCGCAGCGAGCGTCATGCCGGGGCAACAGGAGCAACGGCATGGCCCAAAAAGCAATCACCGGCCTCCAGAAAATGCCGAACGGCATCTGGAAAATCGACAAAAAATACCGAGGAGAACGAATTCAAGAAAGTACTGGCACTTGTGACCGGGCGGAAGCCGAGCAGTACCTGATCCACATGCTGGAAAAACTGAGGCAGCGAAAGGTGTACGGCGTGCGCCAGGTTCGGACGTGGAGAGAGGCCTCTATCAGATTTTTGCTCGAGGTAAAGGATCAACCATCCATCCATATATCAGCCACCTACATGGAACAGCTCGACCCCTTTATCGGGGATCTGCCGATCACCCATATAGATGACGACTCGCTGGCTCCGTACATCCATTCCAAGCTTCATCCTGCCGAGGGCAAGCCGGTCACCAACCGAACAGTGAACATCGCGCTGCAACGCGTTATCAGGGTTCTGAACTTGTGCGCAAGGAAGTGGCGGGACGAAGAGCGACGTCCGTGGCTTGACGTGGTGCCGATGATTTCCTTGCTGGACGAAAAGACGAACTGCCGAAAGCCCTACCCGCTGTCGTGGGAGGAGCAATCGATTCTTTTTGCGGAATTGCCGGCCCACCTGCAAACGATGGCGATGTTCAAGGTAAACACCGGTTGTCGCGAGCAGGAGGTTTGTAAGCTGCAATGGGATTGGGAGATTGCGGTGCCGGAGCTGGGAACGAGCGTATTCCTGATCCCGGCTGGGTTTGGAGGCCGAAGCGCGAAGGCCGGCGTAAAAAACCGGGATGAGCGCTTGGTGGTGCTGAACGACGTTGCGAAATCGGTTATTGACCAGCAGCGCGGGAAGCACAAGCTGTTCGTGTTTCCGTTCGGCAAGCCAGATGGTGAAGGGAATGAAACAACGGTTCACCGCATGAATGACTCTGCCTGGAAAAAGGCTCGCATCAGGGCGGCGAAGAAGTGGCAGGAGAAGTACTTGAGGCCAGCACATGACGGGTTTCTGAGAATCCGCATTCATGACCTCAAGCATTCGTTCGGCAGAAGGCTGCGTGCCGCTGGCGTGACCGAGGAAGACCGGAAAGCTTTACTCGGGCACAAGAACGGCAGCATCACCAGTCACTACTCGGCAGCAGAGCTGGATCAACTCATTGCGGCAGCAAATAAGGTATCAGCAACCGACTCGCGCGCACCAGCGCTGACGATTTTGAAGAGGAGGCAATTGTAA